CCAAGCAGCAATACCTACCGAATTGTTTATTGCATCTAATCCTACATCATTTGCAGTAGAATCATATCCTGCATAACTATTTACTGTATTAAAATTTTGATTGTCTGCTACATACTCATTAAATACAGATATAGAAGTTGCTGAATACCTGCCATTATAGTTTTGGGGATATAATACTAATTGTACACTCATTATATTGCTTGTGTTCTTTTTATTTTAGTTTTCTCTATCTCAAATGTATATTGTATTAGCTTGTCGTTTGCTTTGCTTTTTCTTGTATAGCTTGAAGTGGTTACTCTAACAGGTTCTACGTATTTATTTACTGTACCATATCTTGTATCATTTGTATCACTATCATAACCATTTAGTATATATACTTCAGGGCTATTAATTAAGTCCTCAAACCATATTGCATCTTCATCTACTAAGTAGTCAGTATTTATACGTATCATTTCTTTAGTGTTTACTCTAAAGTTTTTCTGACCTCCTCTATATCCATTTATTTTAAAAGTGCTTTCATTCCAAGTACCTGCTAATTGTGTATATGTCGTTTTATTAGTAGTTAATTGTCTTACTGACTTTTTAGTGAATGTGTAGTAATCCCAAGTACCATGAGGATTTAACCAAGTTAATCTAATACCCTCAAATCCTTTACAATCATCAGATATTATATTAATACGATATAATTGACTTATTGCTTCTTCTGCATCATCAAATGCTTGTATTGTGTAATAAGATGTATTACCTTTATGTGTATCCCAATCTGTACTCCAGCCATCTAAGTTAGCAGGAAAAGCACCAAAGAACATTACTCTTGTATTTGAATATTGATTTGTATAGTTAAAACTTCCGTTAGCCATAGTAGTATCTACTTGTATTGTGCTACCCTGTTGTACATCTGTTCTATCATATAGTTTAATACGAATAAATTGTACCATATTTATAGTAGCACTATCTGTACCTACCTGAAAGCTATTTTCTGATACATTTAGAAAGTTAAAAAATGATAGTGTACCATAATCTGTTAATCTTGCTTCTTGTGTTATAGGTGCATTACTTAAAAATTTACCTAAAGAACCATAATAGTCATTAAACACTAATTTCTTTTGATTTAACTCATAACCATAATTATTACCTGACTGCTTTAAAGAATCATCATTTTGTACAACTCCATTATAAGCTAAATAAGCATCTGTTCTTAATGGTTTACCTGTTCGTAGTGTAGATAAGCTAGATGTTAAATAATATTCTACATTAAATATAATAGTAAAATAAGTAGCTACTTTAGTGTTGTTAGAATACTTGTCAATTAAGTGTATAGGATGAGGTGTAGTATCTGTATATCCTACTGTCTTAAACGAACTAAATATTGTATTGTCAAAGTTTGTACCATCATATTCAGGACTTACATAGCTTTCTATTATTGGACTTATTGAGAATATACCTACTCCTTTATTATTCGGTGTTACCTTTAATGTAGCTACCTTAGATGTGCTTAGTGTTAAATCTGCTACCTTTTCATTTACATATATTTCAGCAGTAAATTTAGGTTTGTAATAGTTTGCTACTGTGTTTATATCTGATACTGTAAATACTATATCTTGCCCTACTGCTAGGGTTTTATATAGTGGTTTTTGTTCTATTATTAATGCCATTATACTGTTATTATATTTTCTATATCGTGTTTTACTGCTTTACCTACTTTATCATAAAAACCTCTTAATTCTAGTTGTAAGGGTTTTTGAAAAAAACTAATACCTTCAATTCCTTTAGTGTATATCTTTCTAGCTATTAAAAACTTTAAACTCTTACGAGATATGAACCTTCCCTGCTCATCTCTAGGTGCTATACCTCTTCGGACTATCCACTTATCTAATCCTCTTGTAAGACCTCCATCCCTTGATTTACCATAAGAATAAGGGGTTTTTACTCTTTGACCTTTGTAATCTACATAAGTCCTTTTTTGTTGAGTACCTGATACACCTTTGTCTACAAAAGTACCATAGTCAATCATTAAGAACTCTACAGATAAGTTGCCTTTGTCTTTAGTTATTCTAAATTTTATACTATTAAGCAAATCTCCTGATACTACTTTGCCTTTTTTCTTTAGAATACCTTTAGCTTTATTGACTACACTTTTACCGAAACTATTTAAGTATCGTTCTAATGCATCCATTACACACTAGCTACAAATATTTCTACATCTAATGCAGCCGAAGGTTTTACTTGTATACTTCCTAAATCTGCCATAGTACCAAAACTAGGAGAAGTATCTTCTTCTGCTAACATTACATCTTCTGCTGCACATAATATATGTGATTGTCCTGCTTTAAGTAATACTTGGTAATTTGTAGCTGCACCAACTATTGCTAATTCTAAAGTATTTGTAGTATCTAAATTAGTAACTCTAATATATCTAACATCTTCTTTGTCTATCTCAACTGCCGTACCTGCTGAAGAAGAATCAAAAGCTGCTAATACAGTTACCTGTAATGAAGGACAAGTTACTATTCTTTCATATACGTTGTTAATGCCTGTTGTAGTTACTGTATTTGTCGTACCTCTAACTGCACCATTTAGTGTAACGCTTTCTGTTACTGTTGTTGTTAAATCTGCCATATTATTTATTATCTATTTTTTTTAATTTATTTATTGCCCATTCTATACCTGAAGTACCACCCCAAGCATCCCACATTAAACCACCACATCCTTCTGAATATGGTACATCTTTATTTTGTTGATGTCTTTTAAAACTAGCCATCCTTGCTATAGTATCTCTACTAATATTTTCTTTTCTTGCTAGTTGTCCTGCTCTTGTCCATCCTACTCTAGTACCACAATCACTTCCGTTCTTTTCTTTCCATTCTATTGCTCTCTTAGCATTGTTACTAGCTGAATCAGGATAGTCGTTATAGCTTTCTAGTCCTATACTAATTTCTTCTAGCTTCTCTAATATATCTTCATAATTCATAAGTAATCTTCGGTGGTATTAGTTGTATTATTAATTTTCCTATTTTTATTTTAAACATTATTTACCTGCATAAGTTGTAGCTTGGGGTGCTATACAAGTGTTATAGTCATTCTCAATTATTATTGGTAATGTAAACACCCAACCACTTACTGAATTATCAAATCTTTCTGTAAAAGGTTCTATTGTTATATCTCCTTCTGTAAAGTATGCAGGGCTTTCTCCTTGACTTGCACCTGATAAGTATAAACTCTCTCCGTTCTTTAGTGTACCTATTAAATCATTACACATACTTAAACAATCTGATAATACTTCCTGTTCGTTACTTTCATCAGGAAATACTAAGTCCATTACAAAGACCTGAAAGTTTAAAGTCATTTGATTATTTTGTGCAACTGCATTTACAGGATTTATGTGCATTAAAGGATATAGTGTATTCTTCTCTAAGTCAATTTCCCAAATATCTCCTGTTGTTACAGTTTTAATTTGGTAGTGATTATTCCCTAATTGTTTTAGAGTATCTATTGTATTGTTATAATTTTTAAAGTGTGTCATCTACTAACTTTTTTTGTTTCGTTTAAATCAACTTCATAAGTGAGCCAAGTTAAACACTCATATAGAGTTAATTTTGTTATCCTTTCTAAGTTTACTATCTCTCCATTTGTCAATCTATACATTACTCCGAACCATCCCCACTTTTTTGCGAATTTGTCGCTTGTAGTGATTGTATCACTTGATTCGCCCGTTCCGTTAAATACAACTGCAAAATCTTTGATAGTTCGTTCCCTAAAGTCCAAAAAAAAACCAATGAACTATTTACATCTTTTGCCTTCATCTTTTTAAACTTTTCTGCTCTCATCCTAACCTCGCTTCCGTTATAAGCCCTTATAGAATATTGTTTGCCATTCTTCTCTACTATTGGTCTATAAAGAACTGCCATTATCTTAGCTAGGTTATTCTCTATTCCTGCTTGTATGTAAGTTTCAATATCTGCATAAGCACCTAAAGATATTTCACTTAAATCAGGATGAAAACCGTATTCTTCTCCATCAACTACAATTATCCTTTTTAACTTACTATTAGCATCCTTTTGCAATTCTGCTATTTTATTTAAGATATTAGATACATCATTAATACCCAGTTCTTTAATTAGCTTCTTAGGTATGTCAGATAATAAGCTAATTGTATCTAATGCTTCTTTGGACTTTGACTTACTATCCATAGTAATCAACTTAGCCCATTTTTCAAGTGTTACATCATTCCAACTGTTTATAAGATTATAAGATTTTTTCTTACCATCTTTGCTAATGTTTACTTGCATAATATATAATAGAATTATTTGTTATTTAGTTTAAAATCGTTATGTTTGCTGCGTTTTCTTAGAGTTTTTGTTTTTAAAAGATGTAATTCCTAGAGTTGCATCTTTTTTTTATTGTACAAAATACTTTCCATAATTGCTATCTATTTCGTAATACATTCGCATAGCTAAAGCATCTGAATAGTCAGGAGAACGACCTAGTATAGCTTTTACATTGTCTTTAGATAGTATCTGTAGTTTATTATCTTTGTCTGCATCTTTAGTCCTTACTTGTTCTAACTCCTCAATTATATAACTCTTTATATTTACATCTGTACAACTTATACCTATTTGTGATTTATTTATTAAGTCGGCTAACTTATAATAGCATTGTGTTTTTAAGTTCTGATAGTTCTCTCCTTTTATTGGTCTTGAATTATTTACAAAACCCTGACATCTAAGATAATCTTTTACACCACCACCCACACCATCTTCATCAACTATTATGTTTCTTAAATTAACCTGATTTTTTTGTTGTAATTTCTTAATTTGCTCTACAACCTCATTTACAGATGATTTAAGCAAAGTTTGTATCTCTAAAGTATGTAACCCTTTCCATAGTATAATAACTGTTCTGTCGTTACCAAAACGTGCTACATCACAAGTTATATACTTTTCTCCATCTTGTCCTTGTTGATTAAATAAACTTACTATAGCATTGTAATCTATTAAACTATCATCTGTAGCATCATATTCCCAATTACCATAAAGTAACCTTTGTTTGCTTAATTCATCTAATTCAAATAACTGCTTTTCATAATGTTGTGATATATACTGATTATCTTTAACTAATGATTGTATAAACTTTCTGTATGGTTTTATAGAACTATCTTTAGCAGGTCTGTAGTATTCAGTATATACCCAATTCTTTGCAGGGTTGCAAGTCATTAGTAATTTTGGTATTAGATTATTCTCATCTAACTTATATCTTAATCTTGAAGCCACTACGTTCTTTGCCTTTTCTGTTATTTGGTTTGCTTCATCTATAAAAGCACCTGTAATCTCTAACGAACCTAAACTATCAAAGTTTCTGTCTGAAGGATATAAGAATAGGTCTTTAAGTATTATTTCGCTTTTATTATAAAAGCTAATTATATTACTAGAACCATTGAAGGTATAGTGTTCTCCTGATTTTAAACCCCAAGCATTACAAACCTCAAAGAAAGTATTTAGAGTTGTTTTCTTTAGTGCATCTAACTTAGACCTACCCATTAAGTATCTTGTAGCTTTATATTGCAAAGACATAAGAATTAAATAGCTTACACCTACCCAACTCTTACCACCACCTGCTGCACCACCAAATAAAACTTCTTTTGTCTTATTGTCAAATAGATATTTAAGACATTCTTTTTGTGTACTTGTAAATTCAGGATTAATCTCCAAGATTTATATTAATTTTGATAGGTTCGTTACCTGATGTTACATCTATCTCTTGCTTTTCATTATAACCTCTCTTACGACCTCTTGTCCTTAGAAAGAATGTAGTAGCTTGTGTACTGCCATTCTCTATCTGTTTTTTTAAGTGGCTTTCTGCAAAGTCAATAAATTTATTATCTATACTATCTACTGCTTTACGATACTCCTCATCTTCTTTATACCACTTGTAATGTTGTGTTCTACTTAGACCTGTTACTTGACAAGCATCAGTTACTATACCTAATGAAACTTCTAATGCTTCTAATAATTTTTCTTTACTTACTTGTGTTCGTTCTGTTCGTTTGTCCATATAATATAATAGAAATTATTGATATTCATTTGGCAGCATTAATCTTATCCCCAAATCAGATAATGCCCATATTCTAATTTGTTCTGCATAGTTTTCAAACTCTTTAGTATTTAAAGATGTTGTACTTATTATTTTGTTTAGTCCTATTTTATTATTGTTTATCTCTATCATTTGCCATTCATTCAGAAACTTAGCCCTTAATATATCGTGCATTTCATCATTAAAGTAACCTAACTCTTGTGCTAATACTTGTACTATACATTTCCAATAGTAATTGTTTTGTACGTTAGACCTTGTGTTTTTATGTTTCTTAACCTCTACAGTATATGGACTTTCCATATCTTTTAAATAGTTTACTAATTGCATCTTATCTTTTTTATCGTGTATTACGAATTTCATTAGCTTGTAAACTTCTCTTTAGTTTCTTTCCACATTCTATCTTTTCTTTTACTTAATGATGGTTCTGTTCTTCTTATATTTGGAAAGCCACCGAACTCTTTAGATACTTCTTGCATATAAGCACCACATTCGCATTGTGCTTCTCTTGTTCTTACTTTACCATCAACTACTTCTAAAGTAGCTTTAGATAGTTGTCTTGTGTTACCACAAACATTACATACATAGTTTAACATAATTAAATATGATTTAATCTAATTTTGCTTAATTTCTTTTTCTCTAATTCTTCTAATTCAAATTCTAAATGATGTATAGCTTTCTTTACATCTTCAATATGTTTATCTATATTACTCATTCCATTTTCTGTTTTTTT